GCCATTTCTGGACTTTGTTTATTTTTGTGGTTTTTGCTTTTGTAATTTTTGTATTTGCGTTTATCAGGCGGGAAGGCACGGAAAAGGGGAAAAATTTGGGGTGTCTCGGTCTGGAACAGACACGAGTAGTCAGTCGGAATCGTTTATCTGAGTAATGATGAGATAAAGAGTCGCTCCGGTAGGTAAAGTTAGACTACTCGTTGTGAGCGAGAGAGTGAAAGCGAGGGAACCTGTGACAACATGGAAGGAAGCTTGCATCATAAGCTGGTCGGAAGTGGTAACGGCGGAGGGAACAGAGATAGTGTTCGAAGGCCCCCACTCGTTATGTGCAGTTGCGTTGGTGGCGCCGAAAACGGTGCCACGTACACTGCTGGTGGAAACTCCTAACCAGTAAGCGGTAACGAGCAATATGGTTTGATTGCTAAATTGGTTGCCGCTAAGCGTGATGCCATTGGAAGTGGATGAATCCACTCCAATGTTCGAACCCGGAGTGTCAAGGGTAAGTGTGCCAAAAGGAGATGCACTGGTGCATCCGGATCCTGTGGCGTGAAGCGTAAGAATGGCCGAACCAAAAGCTCCAGAAGCTTTAGGCAACTGGGGTTTCAAGAGTTCGACCTGGTAGCTACACCACAGTTCGCCGAGCACGACGCCAGCCGCTTGTTGGCCACAAGTGGCTAGGTAAAAAGTACCGATGTCGAAAAGTTCCAGAGACTCTCCAGGGACATTTCCGGTACGGATGTACTGGGTAGTCAGTGGAGAAAGGTGAGGAGCACACTCAATGAAGTGGCACCCATTAGTCCATGGAACGATATCGACGGAATACTGTTCGTTGTCCATCTGTTGTTTGTTGACGAAAACAGGAGCGGCGGCTCGGTATTGAGTGCTCATCAGCACGCTGCCCATAGCATTGTTAGTCGAAGAAACGGCTGAGCCGCAAGTCGACTTGAATTCGAATACCATGCCTAGAAGGCGATATTCTTGGTATCCGGAAGCAATGGTAGCCAACCACGGGAATGTGGTGGACGAAGCGGGCTGGATTGGGAAACCAAAAAGGTTGGTTCCTAAAGTCAGGGAAGTATTTGAAGCGGTCGAGGACACGACATCAGTGATATACTCCTTGTGTGTAATGATCGTGGATTTCTGCCGAGAATTGGAAATCTCGGGAGGCATGATTCCCATGCCCAGGAAGGAATTCCGTTTGTACTGTTCTTTGGAAGAATAGGATCCAAGACCAAACACTTTGGGTAAGATCTTCCCAGCTAAACCAAGTGCCGTCGAAAGATAGGACGGCGCTTGGGCCCTGCGCGGCCGGGATCGGCGCGCGGGGGCGGGGGGACGAGCTGGGGCGCGTTTGCGTGATTTCTGGGGTTTTCTTTTTGAAGATTTAGGGGGCATAATGAAGGGTACGATTAAACGAATGTTTGGCCAGCTCGTCAGCTGGCGCTAAAAGTACGGCAAACGGTTTCAGTTTAAGGACATGAAGGTCCTCAATCGCGACGCCATTCAAGCTGCTTTCTGAGAGGAAAGCAGCCTGGATGGCGTCGCGCGCCGATGTCGCTGGTTGGTACTGAGAGGCACCAGCCAGCGACACCGGCGAACGGCGTGCCAAGCGGTAGCACTGAAGGCGCTGCCGCTTGACACGCCGGGCTCGGGTTGGAGGGACTGAGCTGGCCCAGAAAGAAACTATCCAGGCATTCCAGGCTCACCGGGATCGTAATGATCGACGGGACGTGGAACGTCGAAAAGTTTGGTATTGGCTTTTGAACATGCGGAAGCGAATTCGCGTCTAGTCACTTGATTTCGTGTCGTCTCGACAGGTGTGACGACGGTCTGTTCGACGGATGGAAGTTGTTCGTCGCGATTCGGGCTGACAGCGTCGGCTGCGAAAGCCCGAGAAAAGAACTCGCAATCCAGCATGTGGGGAAGTTTGTGAACTTTGGACAATTTCATGATAAAAGCGGCAAGATGAGCGGGCGTCAGGCCATAACAATGGTCGAGCATGGCCCATGTGTCGGCGTTTGGATGGAAACGACCTTTCAAACTGAAATTGTACTCGAGGGCGCGGCGCATGTCGGCTGTCACGAACGCTTCGGCGTGACGACTTAGTTCCAGCGTCCGGTCCCAATACTGGCGCAGAAATGGTATACAATGTGAACCGTCGTGGCGACTAAGAGCGTCGCCCTTAACGAGACGCATGATATCCATGGAAGGAGGCGGTTGGCAGTAATAACCGGCTTTGGACAAGACACGACCGATGGGGGGAGCGAGAACGAGAGCGGGCTGGCCAGTGGCGTCGGACACGGGATAGAACCGAGAGCTGCAAAAGGTGCCGTCATGAATGGCGTTCGGACCGGAATGGATCTTGAGCTCGATCTCAAGTCCGAGGGAAAACAGGTCGTCTGCGTAAGCTTGTGCGTTGAACGAAGACTTGAGAGCGAGGAGAGAATCGTCACCCAGAACCAGGCCGCGTAATTCGAAGTGGTTCCAGACTTCGTACGGTGTTGGGAGAGGTTTGTTTGGTTCCTGGATCTGGAGAGCCAAACAAAAGGTTTCAGCAACTATTTGAAGAAAAGTGTTGCCACAGGACGTATTGGCGTCGCCAGAGTGGCGCGTGCCAAGCACGGAAAATTTGTTGCCGAATCTGTCGACGCCTTTGGTTTCGATCGAGCGTTCGAGAGAATCGAGCACCTCGCGGGGGGCTTGGCAACGAGCGTAAAAATTGTTCTCGATGCGAAGAAGGCCGGCGTGGATGCTGGAATCGAAGCGCACAAAGTCGCCTTCGGCGATTACGCGGTCGCTACTGAAAGGGTGTGACGCCCAGTATTTGCCAATGGCGGCTCCATCGAGACCGCTGGTGTAGACGAAACCGAACTCACGATCCGCGCTGTATATTTTGGTCATGGCTTTGCCGACAGCGGCGCAAAAAGGTCCGGTCTGGGCGTTATGGGCGCGGCGCGCAGCGAGGATGAGACGCGGGTCGAGTTTGGCAACGCCTTGGGTGTCGGCTTTGTTCAGACACTCGATTTTTGGAAAAGGGTCGCGATCATTGACGCGCTCGTCATAGAAAGTGGCCAAAGCTTTCTTGTCGCGTCTGATAGCTGCGGCGAGAGGAAGAGTGAACTTGCGCAACCATTCTTCGTCGGACAACGGAACAATTGGATTCTTGGGTCCGTAAAGCGAATGGGTGAATTCGTCGTGATGAAGAGCAGCGTAATCATCAAGCTGCTGAACGCGATCGACACGTCCGGTTTGCAAATGAATTGGTTGCGGTTTGAGTTGGCGAGTGATAATAGCGGCCGCACCAGTAAGAGCACTGGAAGTGGATACTACGGGAATACTGACAGAACAAACAATGCCACCAACGACTTCGGGAAGAGGTTGGTTGCGTTTTTGATGCTCGTCGCCGGGAGTGAACTCGGCAGTAATATCGATCTCGCGAGCCAAGAGTTCGTCGATTGTGTAGGTCGGGTCGGTTGCTGGTAACACTACACGGGCAGGAAGCGACAAGCTTCGGTCGGCGAGAGGCTTGGAGCTACGATCTTGACAGTACTGGGCGAAGGGCATAGGATTGCGTTTGGCGTAGCGGTCTAGCAATTTGACTGCGGCGCCGAGCGCTATGCCACTGGCGGCGAGCTTGGAGGCGGCCGGGAGCAGGTAGGGGGCAACGAAGCATACACCGGCGATACCGGCGATGGATGCGGCTGTTGCGGCCACGATGGCGGCCTTCCTCCACGCGAAGACTGCCTTGAACTCGAATTGGAGGGCGGCTGTGTGCACCTCAGCCAAACGTTTTTGGGGTTTCATCACTGAGTACAACACGGCGGTCTCGAGCGGCATGTACATGACGAAACCGAGAACGCCGCATATGGGAATGGCGGCGCCCATGAGATCGGCGGGAAAATTGTATTTCTTGGAGGAACTACGTGCGTACGCGAGCGTGTTTTGAAGAGAGTCAGGGTTGCGCTTGCGGCAGGAGCAGTAGTTGGCGATATCTTGAACAAAGGTTTTTGGAACGATATACGAGCTGGTGCCTCCAGGCTTAGAAAACAGGATGAACGGCCCCCAACTGTGGATGGAAACGGTTTCGAGATTGACAATGGAACCAGGTACGCAGACTTTAGCCTTCTCGTTGATTGCTGAGCTCAAATTGGCGTCGCCGTAAAAAGTGGGATCAGCGAGAGCGGCTTCAAAATCGGCAGTAGCACTGCGTCGTCCGGGAAGATGGCCGGGCCAAACACGGAACATAGTAATGTTCTGGTATTCATGGACGGTAAGAGGCGTCCAGCCAAGTGTGCATGGCTTGCCTTCAACTTCGAAGTGGAAGACGTTCTCACGCATCCAGTGGAGGTTGGAATGTTCGTAAGGGGTACCGTTACCGAGGACCGACATGGACACGGTATGACGGTCTTTCATAACATAAGTGGCTTCTCCACAGGCGAAACTGCCAAAGGCGTCTTTGAAGACGTGATGGGTAGCGATCAGAAAATTTTTCTTGGACCGCAAACACAGTTGGGCAATTTGTAGTGGAGAGAAGTAGTAAATGCTGTCGACCGACAAATAAACGTCGGGTTCGCGGCAGTGACATTCTTGAACCGTGTGGTGGCACATGTTAACGACTTTGTCGTTAACCATGGCCCGGAAGATGTCAGGGCCGTCGAGAACTGGACAGCAGCTCCAAACATTCGTGCGTGAATTTTTCTGGTGGCGTTTCGGGTTGCCACCAACGTCTACGACGGACGTATCAGCGCCGAATTGGTTGAGAACAAAACTAAGAGCGGTCTTTTCGTCGCGGGCACGTTGGTCGTTGAGGAGAGGGTGCTCGTGTTTGTCGGCCATGTGAGTGGTGATCAAATTGAGATGGGGATTGACCCGGCGAAATTCTCGAATTTTCTCGTTGGTGAGATAATAATCGAATACATGGACTTTCTGGCGCTGGTGCAAAATGTTTGAATTCATGGAGTTCTTCACGCGCTCAGCCACGTGGGGAAGGAGCACGTGGCTGGCGTCAACACCATGGTTGACGCACGCGGTGAAGAACTGGCGATCGAGAGGGTTTATGTTGGTGTGTTTGAAAACATTCTCGAGGTCGCGGTTGACGACGACTTGAACAGGAGCGACGTTATCTTCGTGGGAAGAAGCGGACGCGGTAGTCGGGTCGGTGATGTTGGAGATTGCGGCTGAAGGGCCAGCAGAAATGTGTCCTGCTGGTGACGATTTCTTTTTGGTTCGTCTCTTTTCAGAGATCGGGCTATTGGGAGGCTTGGTAGGTTGAAGATGGCGGCGGCGAGCCGCACGATTGGAGGGGTCCTTTGCAGGCATGGGGGTTG